TGGCCTCGCTTGGGCTACCGCATCCGGCGGATCTACAAACGTAGCGGGTAAAAACGCTGTACTAAATTCACAGTTTAACGTTTGGCAACGCGGTACCTCTATTGCAGGTAGCGCCTCAGCTTATTTATATACCGCTGATAGATGGCAAACAGAAGCCTCTACATCTCTTACTATTTCACGCCAAGCAACAGGCGATACGACTAACCTGCCTTTTATTCAATATTGTGCAAGAGCGCAGCGAAACAGCGGAGCAACAGCAACTCCATCGGTAGTAATGTCTCAGAGTTTCGAGAGCCTTAACTCAATACCTTTTGCGGGTAAAACGGTTACATATTCTTTTTATGCTCGTAGAGGAGCTAACTTCAGTGGTGCATCAAATCAGTTACAAGCTAACGTCGTTAGTGGTACAGGTACCGATCAAAATGCTTTCGTAGGAGGATTTACGGGCGGCACAAATGTAATTTCTCAAAACGCAACTTTGACTACAACCTGGCAACGCTTTACATATACGGCAACAGTAGGTACAACGGCAACACAATTAGCCGTACAGTTTGTTTATACACCTACTGGTACCGCAGGAGCGGCAGATTATTACGAGATAACAGGAGTGCAGCTTGAGATCGCAGGATCAGCAAGTGCATATAGTCCTAATACATCTACCTACCAAGCGGAGTTATCAGCGTGCCAGCGTTATTACTACCGCGCAACATCAGGAGCAGGAGATCGACCTCTTGGATACGGTGCTATCGGTCAAAGCTCATCAGGCGGCCAAGGTTACGGCGTACCAAAAGTTACGATGAGAACTGCAGCTACGGCCGTTGATTACTCTAATATCAAAGTGGACGAGCCTGGCGTAAACTCTTACGCTATTACCTCAGTTACATTAGGTAACACAATAGACAACGCTCACCAATTCGCTTGGGTAACAGGTGGTACTCAAATCGGACAGGGACGTAGTTATATTTTACAAAGCAATACCGGTGGAGGTTACATCGGATTTAGTGCGGAGCTATAGGAGGCAATAATGGATAACGTAGATTTTGTTACCGATGAAAAAGGCATAGAACACGCGATTATCGATCGAGGTAATGGCGAATATACGTCAATGCTTAAATCAACTTATGATGAGCAGCAAGCAGCACTCGATAATGGAAACCTCCTATAACGGATATCCGGCATCAAAAGATCCGGATGCAATTAAAATAAAGTCCTACCCTGTCAAAGGTACGGATCGAAAGCTAAGGTGCGCCGAGAGTGTTGGGCCTCTCTTGGCGGCCTTTGCTGCCGAGTTTCACGAGCTGATCGAGCCGATCGATGAGGGAACCTTTGATGACTGGGGCTATGCCTATCGCATGGTACGAGGCGATCAGACAAAACTCTCATGCCACTCATCCGGCACAGCTATAGACCTTAACGCTACAAAGCATCCACTCGGTAAGGTTGGCACCTTTCCACTTGAGAAGGTACCGATGATCCAAGCGCTAGCTCGTAAGTACGGCCTCAAATGGGGCGGTGACTTCAAGAGCAGAAAAGATGACATGCACTTTGAAGTAGCCGTAACACCGGCCAAGGCTAAAGCCTTAATCGAGAGTCTAGGGTTAAAATAAACAAATCCTAAAGGGCATTTAGGAGCAACATATGAAAGAGCAAGCAATCGCAGCTGCAAAGTCTTATGGACGTGCAGCTCTCGCTAGTGCGGCAGCGCTGTACATGAGCGGTATTACAGATCCAAAAGTATTGGCTAACGCGTTCATCGCTGGGCTAATCGGGCCACTACTAAAAGCCTTGCAACCGTCGGAGAAGCAATTAGGCGTAGGCGCTAAGTAATGGAAAGAGCTCAGCTCGTAGTTGGTCTAGCTTTAGGCAGCTTGACCATTTTGGGGCTAGGGGCTGGGCTCGTCCGTCATCTAGTTAAGTTTTACCTGTCAGAGTTACGGCCCGATGGTAACGGTGGCCATAACCTTGCAGGTCGCGTAGACCGTATTGAAAAAAGAGTGGACAAGATTTATGAGATGTTGCTTGAGGATCGTCTAGGTCGCTAAAAACCTTTTAAGCGTATCGTTATTGTCGTTACGCCTTATCGTGCTCATCGGTCTCATGTCTACGCCGGGCTGAGAGCTTGATGCTTCTAGCCAATGTTTATTATCCTCGTAGAGCATCTTGGCATTTTGGGCAGCGATAATAAAGTAATCAATATCGCGACCGCGCAGCTTTAAGACAAACTCTGTCTCGATCAGTTTGTGATTTTCTCTCATCCAATTACTGCCGATCAGTAATAGATCGCCGGGGTTTATAGCCCGATCATCTTCGCCGTATCCCAGTACTTTGATTTTTCCCATCATGGTTGCATGAGATGTAACGTCCATCGTGCCGCTTGGTGTCATCCGGGGTGCAGACAATTTTAACCCTTTCTGTGGGCCTCGGGCGTGTCGGATCTTGAAATTTGTCAGGGGTCTGCCCTACCATTTTCCAAGATGCAAACGCATCTCAGGCTAAGGGCTAGGCCAAGATAACTAAATAGGAAGTAACTCAGAGAAGGCTTAAATTTTGATAACGCCGACTCGTTACATTATGTAAAGTAAAAACGAGCGTAGTTTCTACCCTCAGCTTTACATAACTCCTATTAAGTTTTTTGTTTCGCCCTTTGCATGACCATAACACAGTAAAGGGCTGAGATTATGAATTGGACACTCGAAGTACCACCGTTAGTTTATGTATTTATTTTAATGGCGCTATGCACCGTGCTCGGCTACTCAATCGGACACCGTGAAGGCCACAGCGAAGGCTATTTAAGAGGCCGCGCTATCGCTAAAGCTCTGAAAGACAAGGAGCTACAGGCATGAGTTTTCTAGATAACTACGAGGATGTAAATGCTCGGATTACCCGCTTTCGTACAGAGTTTCCCTCAGGCAGATTAATTGCCGTTATCGAGGACAAAGACCTAACGGCTGGATGGGTATTGGTTCGAGCTGAGGCTTACAAAGAATATGAGGATGCAGTACCAAGTGCGGTTGATTATGCCTACGGCAACGTAGCAAGTCTTACCGCCAATATGCGTAAGTGGCTAGTTGAGGACACATCGACTTCGGCTATCGGTCGAGTAATTGGCCTCCTATCCCCTAGCCCAGCCGGACGGCCTACACGTCAGGACATGGAGCGCGTTGAGGTATTGCCAGCATCGCCGGATCCATGGGCGACTTTAACGATTACACAGACTGCAAAAGAGACGGGCACAACATCGCTGAATACTGCGATGAAAGAGATCGGTGCACAACTCGGCGGTGAGCTTGTAGCTGAGACACCTCGCTGTGCTCATGGCACGATGATTTGGAAACAAGCTGCTGCTGGAGCGCCTAAGAATTGGGGCGGGTACTTCTGTACTGAGAAAACTAAAGCTACTCAATGCTCTCCTTACTGGCATGTGCTAGCAAGTGACGGCAAGTGGAAGCCACAGGTATAAGCATGGGCGAGATTACTTTTATCAAAGACGGCTACGCGACTGTCATACACGATAACGGCGATATGACTGTTACAGCTTTAGATCGATGCGATCAATGCCTTCAATGGCAAGCAACTAGCGGCGGCCTACAGATCCGCGACTACGGCCAAGAGGTCACAATGTGGTTGTGTGCAGAGTGCAGGGCCTAATGATCGACCGCGTAATCCTTGACCGCTCTCAAGAGATTACCGCTCACCGCACCGCTCTTGAGCGCGCAGCTGTTATGGATAATGACTGGTTTAGGCTTTACGGTCAGAATCTCAATTATCACGAAATGATAACGCAGCATGCCGAGAGCGTAGGAGCTGAGATAGCTGTAGCTGAGTACTTCGGCCTACGTAACTTCATGCCAAGCATTAATACCTTTAAGGCTGAGGCTGACGTTGAGACTTTAGAGGCTCGCATCGAGGTAAAGCACACCAAGTACGCCAATGGGCATCTAATCCTGCAAGAGTCACAGCGCTCAAGGCCTAACGATGTCTGCATATTGGTCTACGGAAAGAGCCCGGTCTATCAGCTACTCGGATGGATCCCGGCACATATGGCCATGAGGCCTAGGTATAAGCACACCCAGCAAGGTAACTACTGGGTGAGCCATCGCAACCTATTCGAGATGAAGTATTTAAGGAGCTCTAACTATGGCGATACTCAAATCTAGCTGCCGTATATGTAAAAAGGTTACAGAGCATCAAGATCGAGTCGTAACCGAAAACCTACCGCCCTACGTCAAAACCCTTCAATGCGTTAAATGCGGGGTTATGGGCGTAGTGCTAATGGAGGACATCCATGTCACCGATGTATGAATATAAGTGTATTAGCTGCAATATCTCATACGAGGTAGAGCGCTCAGTCCATGAGGAAAGTACGCCCTATTGCTGTAATGCCATGATGGTACAGATCTACTCTGCTCCTGGTCTTAGCTTTAAGGGCACAGGATGGGGCCATCAATGAAAGTCTTATTGGCATGTGAGGAAAGCCAAGCTGTAACCCGAGAGTTTAGAGCTTTAGGCCATCAGGCTTACAGCTGTGACATTTTGCCTACAAGCGGTACTAATCCCGAGTGGCATATCCAGGAGGATATCGAGGCTGTTTTGTATGAGGATTGGGATTTAGTTATCGCTTTCCCGCCTTGTACGCATTTGGCTAGCTCAGGAGCTGCATGGTTTGAGGCTAAGCGAGCAGATGGCAGACAGCAACAGGGTATCGATTTCTTTAATTTGTTTACTAACCTGAATACACCTCGAGTAGCTATTGAGAACCCAGTAGGCGTTATGTCTACTAAATACCGTAAACCTGATCAGATTATCCAACCATATTGGTTTGGAGATCCATATCGTAAGAGCACCTGCTTATGGCTTAAGGGTTTACCTAAGTTAGAACCTACACAGATGGTAGATATGGGGGAACAGGTGACTTATGCAAGCGGTACGACTATGCCTAAATGGTATGCCGATGCGTGGAAACTGCCACCAGCTGAACGATCTAAGGTCAGATCCAAGACTTTCCCAGGTATAGCTAAAGCTATGGCTCAACAATGGGGTGTGATGTGAAGGCCTCCGACACGCCCAAGATCCCGCGTATTATCAAATGGATTTGGATCCTCATGCTACCCTTGTGTAGTTCATTAAATACTCCTGCTAACGCAGTTGAGATAAATCAAATAGATAAATATAAAATCTATATACATCTAAAAGTAATGAATTATAAAGAGTTTAGATGTATTGAAAGATTATGGACAAAAGAAAACAGGTTATGGGATCCCTATGCCAAGAACCCTAAGAGCTCTGCATTTGGTATACCTCAGCTATTAAAACTCAAAGAGACTAACCCTTATGTCCAAATGGATTTGGGTTATAAGTACATAGTCCATAGACATAAGAC